AACTCCTGAGTATGTTTCAAAAGAAGCTAAATATTCCTGTCTAAAAGTACGTTCATCTAAATCTCTTTTGGCTTGTTCTATTTCTTCTGCATCAACTTGACCACCATCTAATGTAGTGTACTTAAATGACTTCCATTCTGCGTCGTCTCCTAAACCTTTTTGATATATCTCATAAGACCAGTTACCAAATCCTCTAGGTGTTCCTATGAACAATACATTTCCTGTAACGTGTTTATCTGAGATTGTTGGTCGCAGAACTTCTGTCCAAGCTTCAACTGGTATATCTGCGTATTCATCTAGTAGTAGGAAGTCTAAACCTACTCCTCGTAAATTGTCTGGTGATTTATCAGCACCTTTTAAACTTATCTGACTACCATTCCTAAGCACTAATGTTAGTTCTGTTTCATTAGCATATTTAATCCATCTCTTTTCAGTCGTAAGTCTTTTGATTTGTTTCCACATAATCTCTTTAGACATTCTGTAAGTTGGTGCTACATAGAATATCTTTGAGTTAGGTTTTCTACTTGCAAATCTAAGTAGTTCATACATGGCTAAGTGAGTCTTGCCGAATCTTCTTCCTGTAATTAGAACTCTAAATCTTTTTGGACAAGTATATACGTCTAGTTGTGGTTTACTAAATGGCATTAATAATTCCTCTTTGAATTAACTTTGTAATAACATCTTCTTCCAATTTAACATCATGGTTGTAACCTTTAGAAGTTCCAATATGACTTACTTCTTCCATTGTGTATCTGTTCTTTGTTTTAAAGAAATCAAATGCTGTAATAGTTACTTTGCACTGACAGTGATTAAGTAACCAATAGATTGCAACAAAGCCAGTCGTTGGTCTGTAGTAATTATATCTAATTGTCATTTGACTATAATCGTATGTGTTCCATAGCCAAGCTTTTTTCTTAACCCAGTCAGGCATACGTTCTGCTCTCTTACCATCTTTTTCAAAGTTTAATCTTACAATACATCTAATCTGTGGAATCTCTTTAAGCATATTATGACCCTCGTAAACTAGATTGTTAATCCAAACATCACATGGTTTGTCTTGCACTCCAAGATTCATTCTAACTACTGAATTGAATTTAGTATAATCAATCTGGTTTATTTTCTCACCATTACCTATTAGTAAAACATTCTTGCCTTTAAAGTATTCGTATGGGTTAAACATTTCTAATTACTGCTGTGTTGGGTGTTAAGTGTTTGTGCATTTCAATAGTGTATGGTTTGTGTAGCAAGGCAAATGATTCAACTTTATCAGCATCATGTACTACTAAAGTGTCAGTATGTTCTAAAATATTGTTAAGATGTTTAATTCTATCTCTTACAAATTGTTCATGGTCTAAAAAGCACATTCCAAATCTTTGTGTTAATGGTATCTCTTGTTTAAAGTCTATTTGTATTTGCTGATAATGTGAACCAATTAAATAGTCAAATCTTCTAGCCCAGTTTATATCCTGCACAAATCCTATTAACTTAATTCCTTTAGACTTAGCTATCTCAACTAACAGTGGTGTAGAATAATAACCACAACCTGTTTCCATTATATCTTGATTAGATTTTAAAGCTTCTTGGATTAAGACTTGTTGATGTGTTGCGTAAATATCTATTAACTGTTTTTCTTCCACCATATATCTATCTATGTTTAGTATAGCTTGATTATCATTTGCTAATAAATAATCAACTTTAGATAGACCATGTTGTTTAAATGTATTCCAAATAGATGTGCCTACTTCTACTGCTCTATTGAAGTCTTTGTAAACTAAACAATCAATATGCGTATATCCTTTATCAATAGCTGTCTTTAATCGCTTGTTACCAAAGATACAAATTAAGCTATCACTTGCCCAGACTATTAATGGGTTAAATAGGTTATCAATATCAGGTAATGTTTTTAATCGCCGATTTGCTAGATTGTCATTTAGGTATAAGTTGTCTCGTTCTGATCTAACCTTTAAATGTAACCAATTATTAAACTGATTTGAATACTTAACGTATTTAATTGGTACTGAGATTATGTTTGGATTCCTGTTCTTGCTTACGAATCTTCTCTCTAATAATCTTTTTTCCATCTTCTCCTGTCCAATGAATTGTCTTGGCTATATCATTATTCTTACCTAATCTTAAACCATGATATTCATTTGGTATTCTGTTTATCTTAAACTCATGTTGTACTTTAGCAAAAGCTTCTTGGTCTGATCTCTCTTGTCTCATCTCACATCTATCAAACCATTTCTTTAGAACTTGTTTATTGTTTATGCCGACTATTCCTGTTTGCCATCTATCTGATCTAACTGCATGGTCTTTGCTCATAAGATAATCGCAGTCATCTAGCATATCAAACATATCAGATATATCTGCTTTGATTTCTATGTCGCAGTCTATCCAAATGATTTTATCTGCTGGTACTTTTTCTATTGCTTTAGGTTTGTAAAACCAAGTTCTACCATCAGATGCAACTAGGAATGAATTAGGATATTGTTTTAAGAAGCCGAAGTTAGCTATGTATAATGGAATCTTAATATGCTTATGGTAGCCATCTAAAAACCAATCAAGTATGTCTGTAAAGTTATTATCACAACCAGTTACAAAAGCTTTCATAATTGAATCTTAACAGTATTCGTATAAACATTAAACCAGTCTGATGAGTAATCACAATTCTCGTACTTCTCAAAGTAACAACCACCTTCTGTAAAGTGTATGTTCTTAGCATTAGAGTTGTATGGATATTCGCCTACTAACCAATTCCATTCTAATGGTAATCCACCTACTTTGTCAGTCCATTTAAACTGATGTAGTTCTAAACCAGATGCTTCATTAACATATTCTTTAGTGAGTGCTTTGCATTTATATGTGTTCATTAGCATTAGACTAGACCAGTTCTTTTTTTCATAAACAGTTTGTATTTGATTGCCGAATTTAGATAGATGCTTAGGTATGTAATCATGCTGACAACACATAACAGCATAATCATCATTTCTTAAATCCCATAGTTCTTTGATGTCTGCTTTAAACAGCATATCGCAATCTAGGAATAATGCCCAACCATTATAACCCATAAGATGAGGAACTATAAATCTGCTAAATGAGAACTCAGTAGATGATAAACTGTTTTTTGGTCTGTTAAATGAATCTTGAATGTTAGGTAAGTAGATTGGAGTAAATGATACTGGTACTGAACTATGTCTTAGTATGCTCTCAGCTAGTATATGGTAAGCTATTTTCTCTTTGCTATCATATCCAATAAAGACATTAATCATCTTTGGATTGTAGCTGTTTTAACTCAATATCCTTTGCTTGTACTTCCTCGTTTAATCTGTCTATTTCTTTTTTAAGATTATAAATAATTACTTCAAGATCGTTTGTTCCTCGCAAACTTTTATCTAGCATCTTTGGTTTCTTTCGCCCACACATTTGATTCATTTCTTTTTGTTTTGATAAGTTCTTAAATATCTTCTGCCTAAAGCCACTGCTTCAGATTTGCTTTTACCTCTATAACCCCAAGCTTCTAAGCTTAGTTTTAATCTTGTTTTACGACCCTTAGAGTCAAATAATCTACCTTGACTGCTACCCATTCTAACTAAGAAACTACCTTTACGTCTATACTCAGTCAAAGTATCTGGTCTTGATTTAACTGGTGGTCTTAAATTGCCACCTGTTGCTTTGTTGTATCTTCTTCTACCAGATGCACTTAAACCACCTCTAGGATTCTTATCTCTTTTTAATAAACTAAATTTACTCATACTTTTTTAAGTTCAATTTTATTGGTGCTTGTTTCTTAACTTTTAAGTTATGCTTTTTCATAAGCAAATCAACAATACACTTATGACAAGCTTTGATGTGTTGTTCAAGCTTGTTGTTCATTTCTCTTTTACAGAATATACATTTACTTGCCATCTTCAACTTTCAGTTCAATTTTTTTTGGTTCTTCAGTTATATCATATATTGGTAAAGGCATATTGCTATCTGATTCAAGTATTTCGTTTCTTTGTCCAAGCATTTGTTTTCCTAACCAAATCAACATAACTACATTACCTTTTTCAACTGCCATTTGCCATTGTTTCCTTCTAAGAGATATATTGCCTTCTGATCTCCCTTTGTCTATTTCTGCTGAAAAATTATTGTGTAATGTATCTCTATGGCAACCAAAGAAATCTGCCATTTCTTGCATAGTACAATGTAATCTGGCTAATCTTTTGACTTGTTCTGGGTCAATATCAAGCTTTGGTCTGCCTACCTTTTTCTCCTCAGATTGAATTGTAGGTTTTTCCTGTTTGCTCATGTATAGCTTCTTTTCCTGTAAATTGTTGCCACCTTTGTATTATGGTGTCTATGTATAATGGTTCAAACTCCATCATAAAACATTTCTTATTCTGCTTTTGACAAGCTATTAGTGTGCTACCAGAACCACCAAATAAATCTAAAACTGTATTAACTTCTTTAAAATAATCAAAACTCCATTCGGCTAATGCTATTGGTTTTTGTGTTGGGTGTACTCGTCTTTGACCATGTTCAGATCCTTTCATCATTCCTTTCCATAGATGTCTAAATATTCTAATAGAACTCCATTTAGATTTAACCCAAGCCAACTCACAATCAGACTGAGTGTCTTTTTGTTTTTCTTCAACTCTTTTATCCCAAACAAACCAATTATTAGATAATGGTAAATAATGGCAATAATAATTAGCACCCCACCAAACCTGTCTATTAACTTTTAATAATTTGTCGCATATATTAAATGCATCAACAGCATATTTGATGGTGTCATCTTTAAAGTCTTTGTAGTTTCTTGATTCGGCTAAACCATCTCTACCTAATCTATTCCCTTTTTCGTTTATTCCATAAGGTGGGTCTGTAAATATTAAATCAATGTTTGTATTGTTAATAAGCTTTAAAACATCTTGTTCTTTTGTTGAATCACCACATAGTAGTCTGTGGTCTCCTAGTAACCACAAGTCTCCTAATTTTGATTTAACTTTGCTTTCGTCAATTTCTGGTGTTTCGTCATCATCTATTAATCCTTTAACATCTTCTTTTAACAAATCTTTTAAGAACTCATCTTCAAATCCTAATATGTTTAAATCAAACTTATCTGCTTCTAATCCTTCAATCTCTACTGATAATTTTTCTAAATCCCAACCTGCATTAAGTGCTAATTGGTTATCTGCTATTATTAGTGCTTTAATCTGAGTCTTTGTTAATCCGTCAATTATAATACAAGGTAC